GAAGCGATAAACCACCCGTGACGGTGGGGGTTCCCAGCGAAGCGGTGGATTCGATACTGGGGATCAAGACTTGGCCGGGGCCGCCGATAATCGACTCACCCTCAAGGGGGTTCTGCCGGAACCGATACCAGCCCCTACCGTCAGCGCCCTTGCCGCCGAACTGGAACGTCAGACCATTGCCGCCGTTACCGCCACCAGCAGGGGACGCGCCATCGGCTCCGGGGACTTTCTGGTCGCCGCCGCCGACGTACTTCTCGCCCTTGTATTCGATGGTTCCAGGGCCGCGACCGATCGGGTTGGATCCGAGCTGCAGCTCTGTGCCACCAACTCCGGGTTCGCCGGTGATGCTGTAGTCGGGGATTGACCAGCTGCTGGCTGTACCGTTTTCGCCGTCATCGTGGCCTATACGTCCACCCGGTCCGCCGACACCCTTGGTGAAGGTCATGACGGCGTCGTCGCCGAAGTGGATGCCCCGCTGCCAGGTGGCCGACTTGTACAGGCCGGGAGAGCCGGACTCGCCGTGGAATCCGAGCGTCAACCCCATCTGGCCACCACCTGCGCCGCCGACAGCGACGACATCGACGAAGTTGCACCATGATGGGATGGGGACGGTGCCGGACTCGGTTACGTAGTCGCCGATTGGGTCGTAGTAGCCCACGCCGTTTCCGGTGTCGATGGCTGTTTCGATCCACGGGATGTTCCCGGACCGAACCACACTGGCCTTGGCGATGGTGGACGGGGGTGAGTTCGGGGACGAGGTGTTGTCCCGCGTCGCGGCCAAACCAACGACTTGCGCGAACGGGTGATCGGGGATGTCGTCTGTAGTCGAGATGCCACGGACGCTGTGTGTTCCGCCCACGGGCACGAGCTCGTAGGCATAGGTCTCGCCCGCCTTCTGATCTACCGGGGTGTCGAGTTGGTAGAACGTCCAGTTTGGAGTGGAACCGGCGGTCAGTTCGGACAGAACGCTCGGTGAGTGGTGAACTAGCGCCCAATCACCAGAAGCCCCGTCGAGTTTCCAGATGTTGACGTAGAACGCCGTGATCCCGGAGGTGCCGCAACCCAACCACGACACCACCCCCAAAGCGATGTCTTGCTCTACCCGCATTGTCGCAATCAACGACGCGCTCTGTGTGGCCGAGAGAGTGGTGTTGACGCTTGTCAGGCCGTAATTCGACCGGCCCGACGGCAACAGACCCGTGTTCACTGGGGTGTTGTTGCGGATAGAGAGAATCTGGAAAGCGCTCTCCCCCATCGCCGCCGCCGTCTGCAGAAGCTTGGCGACATTGAAAAGGTCGGCGAACCCACCATTCGAGTTCGGGTCCGTTGACCCCGACATACCCCCGAGAAGGTGCGACAGGAACTCCTCGAACGTAGTGTTCGCATCCCCCGGGCCACCGAATCCCAGGATCTTAAACAACGGGATATGAGTGACAGCCTCGAACAGATCTTCCAGGGAATGCAAAGCGTTGTTGGAGCCTGTGATCCCATTGACGACGGTGTCGATGATCAATTGCCACCGGGACAGCACTTCCTGGAAAGTGTTTGACAGACCGTCAATCCAGCTCTGCTGAATCTTGTTGGTCTTCTTACCGATACCGTCATCGAAATTGAAGGTTCCAGCGTCCGCGTCTTTGGTAACCAAGATGCGCACGCGCACCGACTGCACACCATCAGGAACGGTGTAGTTGCCGGTTAGTTGACGCCAATCCCCCGTGCTGGTTAACGGGTTGAAAGTGGCAACGTCTTTGATACCTACTTGCACAGCACTTGCGCCGCGTCCCTCAAACTCCACCAGCTGCAACTTGATTGGCGTGTTAGATCCCGAGTAGCCGGACCACTTCAGCCACATCTCCAGCGACATGGTTTGCGTCGGGCTCACGATGATCTCGTTCGACCGCAGCGCCTTGCTGGTGCCGTTCGCGGTGACCTTGACGCTGCCGGAACTGTCGGCGCTGTGCGTTACCCCGGATTCCCAGGACCAGTACGGGTTGTCCGCGATAGTCGTGCCGTCTTGGAAGTTACCGGCAATCAACAGGTTCGACTGCTCTGCGGTGATCCAGCTGAACGACAACAGTGGGATGAGGTTCGACAGGATGAACCCGTCGTGCCCGAACAGATTCCCGTTCAGGAAGTCCTTGACGATCTGGATGATGTCGCCGAGGATTGGGATGTCATCTACCCAGCCGGTGAGCAGGTTCCACAGATCCTCGAGCGCCTGTTCCGGGTCGACATCCAGGCCTAGGAGCTTCTGAATGAGCTCCTTGATGAGGCTTTCGGCGTACTCGATAATCCCGTCGATGATCGCCTTCCACATATCCAGCCCCTGCTGGAATGCGGTGCCGATGTGGAACTCAAGCCCCTGATTGGGGTCATTGAACGGCAGTGGCAGGCGGTCGAAAGACCTTGGCACTAGGAGCCGTCCTCAGGCTTCAACGGGGAGACTGGGACGATGAGGATGGACAGCTGTGCGCCCGCTTTATTGAAGGAGTAGAAGCCCGCCATGCCTTCGTTGACGAGGTTGACGTAGAGGGTGGATTCAGTGCCAGTGCTGTACGCGGGAATCATCCCCACCCCGTTGTCGGGGGTTATTGCGGTGTTGGGTGATCCTGTGGAAGATGCGTGCGGGAACAGTGCGGACCAGGACGAGACATTGCCGGCGCCCTTGGCGACCAGCTGCCCGCTTGTTGCATTCCCGATACGTACCTCTGATCCGATAATGAATGGATCTGCGTCCAGCTCAATTCCATTGGCCTTGAAGTGCCCTTGCACGACCGGGACGAAATCGAACGGCATCGGCGGGATGATGAATGTTCCGATAGTTTGACGGGTGGCCAGGCCGGTGAAGTTGGTGAATGCGGACTCGGGAACGGTGTAGAACCGTGTGGCCAAAGGGTTGAAATCTGCCGGCGCGTAGTCCACGCCATTCCAGGCGATTACCTGACCCGCGGCGGGTGCGACCGAGTCGTCATAGTCAGTGGCATCGCGAATGGTCGCGTTATCACCCTGCGGGCCGCGGGGGGCCTTGAGCTTCAGTAGCCATGTCGGGTTCGCGGAGGTGCCCGAGATGATGATTTCCGATGTCAGGCCCGGATCATCGGGGTCTAACAGTTGGATCGTGGGTGTGATGTTGGGTAGCGGCCCCGGAGGCCCCTGGGTGCCCATCTGCTTCTGGACGTAATGCTCACCGTCCCAGAGGTAAACAATGTTTCCCACCCACCATGCTTTTCCGATGTCAATGGGATCGTCGGTGAGGTTCTGGGGAAGGTCGGCGGGGTCGTCGATGCTGGACTGGTACTGCATCTTGACGATGGGAGCGTTCTCGCCAGCGGGGCCGGCGGGCCCTACGAGGGCATCCATGGTGACCGCGCCATCTTGGTCGGCGAGCTCGAAAGTTCCCGTGACACCGCCGGGTACATCCATGTCGGATACGACGCCCCAGAAGTGGAGGCGCGCAAGGATCGACCCAAGGTATGGGGTATCGCCCGGTTCAGCCATTCTCGATTCCCTTCACGAAGTCATCCCCGATGGGGCGCTCATCTTTGATGGCGATGTTCGGAGTCACCCGCCAAGCTGGTTCGGCCATCTCAGGCAGGTCGTCGTCTGCGTCTTGGTTTCCTTTGAGCCGTTGGATCGCTTTGCGTTTCAGCCACTCAGGGAGGGCGTTGATCTGCGCGAAAGTCATGTTCTCGACGCCCTCTAGGGGGTCGTCGGGGGCGTCGATCGGAACCCATTCGATGGCGCCCTCAACCACCCCAGGAGCCTCTACGGGGCGAGACTTGATGACGGGTGCGGCGGAACGCCGCCACCCCCGCCGGATCATGTGGTAGGCCACCAGCCAGACGAAATGCGAGGAATCCATGCGGTTTCCCTCTTTGTCCTGCGGATAGTGGCAGTCGGCAAGGAAGTCTTGATACGCGGACTCCATCTCCGCCTTATGTGCATCACGAACCTTCTGCTTGTCGGCGAACGCTTGGAGCGCACGCGGAACTTGCCTATCTGCAGCCAATTTCGTTCCTTTGCTCAGAACATTGAGTCGGAACCGAAGAAGGTTCCGGCGAGGTTCCAGAAGCCCGCGAGGGTGCGCATTGACTTGGCTACTGGGTCTTCTTCGTCCAAGTCCTGGCCGAGTGAGAGTTCAACCAGGAGGGGCGAGTTCGCGTCGTAGGAGCGGCGAATCGCCGAGACCTGGTCGACATGCAGGACGCTTCCAAGCTGGAAGGCCACTCGGTCGCCGAGGGTGAAATGCTCATCCGCTATCCAGGGCATACCATTTCGGATGCTGGTTTTGAAGCTGACGAAAGCCCTTGTCTTCCAATGCCCGTTACGTAGATCTAGGATTCCCGCTGACGTGTAGGCGGTTCCCTGGCCTTGTTCGAAGTGCTCTAGATAACCCAGGTCGCCCATGAGAAGGACGCGGCGCGGATCAGTGAACCGTTGCCACGCAAACAGTGTGTTATCCAACTGCCCTTGGTACAGCTCTTCCAGGCCAGGTGTTCCCGGCTGCTGGTAAGCACCCAAACCGTAAGAGATGACGGCAGATAGCTGCGAGAGGCCGTACTTGATGCCGAAGGTTTGGAGTTGGTTCAGCCATGCAGGTGACCGTGAACCTGTCATCACGGTCTTTGCAGTGGATCCCTTCATGGACCGCTTGGCGTCGATTATCCCGGTGTATTCGCCCTCGCGGAAAATGACTTTGGGCTTCGCGGGGGCGAATCCTAGCCATTTCCTGATCAATGGATCAGTTTTGCCGTCGCCGTCTTCGTCGTACATATCGGGCGGAACGATGGCGTTAGTGATCAGGTCGTCCGCGGTCTCTGCGATCAGGCGGAGGGGGCCGTCAATCAATGTTCCTGTAGGGCCTGTAACGCCGGACTTGTCTTCGAATGCGAACACCACACAGTTGCGGGTGGGGCGAGCAAGCGCGTCTCCGAGCGCCCCCAATTCAGGGTGGGGCGAGGTGTCATCTTCGGTGAGCCAGGTATATGCGCGAAGCATGCAGCCGGCGTCCTGCAACGGGGCGGCAAGAACAGTGTGCAGGTCTTGCCACCGTGAAGACAGGATCGTTGTACGGGACTGATCAAACAGGGGGTTGACGAATTGGACCTGGATTGGCCATGCCAGCGGGTTTAAGCCCCCGATGATGTCCCGTACCCCTAGCCATGCTCCGGGGTTGAAGATGTTTGTTGGGATACTTAGTAGCGGAAAGAACTGCCGAGCAAGGTTTAGGAACATGATGATTGAACCGGCGGTACGCATGTTCCATGGGAGGAAGAACATCTTCGGAAACTGAATCTCTGGCGGTAGCAGAGGATTGGCGCCGCCGAGAATGTGCTTGGCGTGTTCCCGGTTGTGCATCATCTCGAGCTCGACGGTGTGTAAGCCGTCCTTGTCACGCACCGCGTTGACGTTCACGATCTTTCCGCCCCACCGGTTCTGCCAGGATCGGTTGGTGGGGTTGGGATCTAGTGTGAACTGGATTTCTTCTTCTGCGCGTCGGTCGTAGAGCAGGAAGTTGGAAAGCCAGTTTGAGTGTTTAATGACGACAGTTGCGGTACCGGAATCTGCCATGACTTCCTCAACCACGACCGATTTTTCGCCCGCGAGGTCTGCGATGAACCGGTGGTGCTTGTCCCAGATCCGCATGAGTGGGCGCTGTTTATAGGCGTCCCTCATTGCCTTTCGGCGCGCGTTGAGGTAGCGGTATGCCACCATTGGGTCGCCAAGGTCTGGGGTGGTCTGCGTCTCGCGAAGCAGCCGGTCCAGAATGCCTTGCAGGCTTGTGAAGTCGGTCAGATCGACCGACCAGTCACCCGACACTGCTACGCGAAGCCCTTCGAATAGCGTTGGGGAACAAACATGGTGACCCGCCCATCAGCGTTGGAGTGACGCACCTTGACCGCCGCGAGCGTGCGGGGCGGGATCTTCGATGCTTCGGTGAATCGGTCCTCCATGCGCCTCCACACCGGCAGAGTGATGGAAAGAAGGTCGTGGAGAAGGACGTCCAGGAGTTGAGAGTTCCGCAGTATCCGCATAAACAGCGGGTCGACTGGATCTGTTGTTGCCGTGAGTGTTTGCGCGTTTGGATCCGTATCCACCATCACGTAGCCGTCTTGAGGGCTCAGTAGTGGCAGTTCTACCCAGCGGTCGCCCTCTTGAATCCAGCACTTACCTGGCGATGAGACAAGGAACTTTGGGTAGACCGCGATGTCGCCGCGGTTCGGCACCCGTATGGCACCTTCACCCACATCCAATCCTGGGATGAATTCGTTAAGTAGGTCTTCGATTTTGTCCCACAGCGTGGAGGTGTCGATATCGTTCTGCCACGTCTTGAACTCTGTGCGCTTGGCAAAGTACGGCTGTGTGGCAACGATATTCATGCTCCAGGTCATGAAGTTGTTACCGAACGCCACGGGGTCGAGCTCCCAGGGGTCTTTAGGCTCCTCAGCGAGCCTGACTCGAAGCCACCGCCAACCGTGGGTGCGGGTAAACACCCCCAGGTATCCGTCTTCCGTGGCCGACCATGATCCCCACCAACGTTCCTCGATCATCCGATACCGGAAGGGGGTGTCGATGAGCTTTCCCTTGCTACCGCTAATCCATGGCGCGATATCGGGGTTCACATGCACACCGATGGAGATCATGCGCTTCTTCCAGTCGGTGCGCTCCGGCTCGGCACCAATCTGGTATGGCCCCTCGGACATGAGGGTCTCAAAAGGCGTGTGAAATAGGCCCGTGGCGACGGGCGCCATCACGATTCCTTCGCGGCCTTTGTGGGATCCCAAGAGGTTCCAGGTGAATCGCTTCTTGTGGATCGGATGCACGACGCCGATGTAGACGATCTTTGTCTCAACGCCTTGAAGGTGCGGCGGGAGCTGTGTGAAGTCTTCGCCGGTTTCCGGGCCGTGAATCCATGGGTTAGACAGGGCCATCTACTACCCCACTGGTCCGGTTCGGGTGCCAAAGTTCTGGCGCCACTGCTGGTTTTGTGCGGACTGCGACTTCTGCATCGCCTGATCCACGCCGGTTCCAACAGGGGCGTTGAAGTTGATCGACTGGTCAACCTGCGCACCATTACCGCCCTGGGCCGGGCCTGCGTTGCCCTCCGAGAATGCGGAACCCATATCACCGAAGCCGGTGCCGGGGATCTGAGCACCCGCGATAACGGGATTGATATCGCCTGGTGCCCCTTGGAGTTGAGCGGCGTCCATGCTCCCGAAAGGGGCCGGGATGATTGTCTTTATCGCATCGACAATCCCGCCACCCGAACCGGACATCGCAGCGCCAGTGATGTTAGCCATGAGCGCCCCACCCTCACCGAGTAGGGGTTTCCCATCGGAGACGTTGCGCAGTCCCCCAAAGAACTTCAGCAGCGTGGAACCTGCCTGCATGAAGCCCCACTGAGTGGGGTCCGAGAACCCTGGTGGAAGAAGGGATTCCTTGAGTCCCCCGACGCCGATGTCGGCTAGTCCACCGGCATCCGGCATGATCTCCGAGAGGCCCTCGGCAATCTTGGCGTACGGATTGTTTCCACCGCCGAAACCACCACTGGAACCACCCAGGTCTAGCGATGCCCGATCATCCTTGGCCTGCTGTAGATCCCGCTTGAGCTTGTCGACCATGTCACGCTTGCGCTGCTTGGTGGTCTCTTTAACCTTCGGGTTGGACTCGAGGTCGGCCAGCTCTTGTTCGGTTACATCAAGGCGGTTGGATAGGTCATTGATCCGGTCGTCGGCTTCCCTAGCCTGCTTCGATGAGGCGCCCGATGAGCCCGATGTGCCCCCGAACCCCAGGGCAGACACGGAACCACCACCTGAGGGCAATGAAATGCTGCTCGTTGGGAGTCCGACCGCTGCAGCACCCGAGCCTCGGCCCTTGCCGAGCATCACGTGAACGTGGTCCATGTGGTTCTGTGTGCTACTACCGCGGTCCGGCATCTGCTTACCGGAGGTCAGCGAACCGCCGTAGCCGTAGCTCTGCTGCCGCCAAATGAATCCGTCAAGTCCCAGCGCTGAGGCGTTCTTGGCGATGAATGCCGCTACGGCATCGCCGAGAGCCTTGCCCTGGGGGGTATCCCATCCGGGGATCATGATGTCAATGGCGTTGCCGGAGGAGTGCTCCCCGAATCCATCTTCAGAGCGCCGGCCGCCGATATCCCTGATCTGCGGCCACATCTTCATGACTATCGATCGCAGATAGTCAGCCCCAGGGTTGAGGCCCTGTGCATATCCAGGGGCGCGCATCATGTCTTGCAGATAAGCGGCGGATGGTACCCAGCCCGAGTTAAGGGCCGCGACTATGCCAGCGCCACCGTTCTGCATGCCCTTGGCGGTAACGACGCCTTCGCCATTAGACAACCACGCCAGGATTGAATCTGAGGTGCCAGAGCCGGGGCCGCGAACGATACCGCCGGACGCGAAGCCCTGCAGGGTCTTGCCCCACGAATTCAACTTGTCGGCGCCGGGGATCTGGAACCCGAACACCTCAGACGGGATCGCCGCCAGGAATGTCCCCAGAACCTTAAGGGGAGCTTTTATGACAGCAGCCAGTCCAGAAAAGGCTGATGTGACGGCATCTTTGATCGCACTTGAGGCACCCGTTATGCCAGACTTAAGGGCGTCCCATCCCGAAGAGAATTTGTCCAAGATGGGTGATACGAAGTTCCACGCCGCGCTGATCGCGGTCTTAATTCCCTCCCAGGCGGGCGAAATCGCGTTGTTCCACAGCCATAGAGCGCCCTGGCCAAGCAGATTCATTGCGCGCTTCCAGTTGTCGAACAGATCGGAAGCGACTTCCCAGGCGAGGCCGATAACTTCTTTGATGCCATTCCAGGCCGGGGTGATTGCGTTGTTCCACAACCACGTTGCCGCAGCCCCTATGACCGTGAATGCGGCCTTCAATCCAGGGAATACTGTGGTCGATAACCATCCCCACACCGCGCCGATAACGTTTTTGATGGCAGCCCAGGTGACCTGAACTATCTTGCGGAACGTCTCATTCCTGTTGTATAGCAGGATAATTCCTGCCACCAAACCTGCGATGGCAGCGATAATCAAGCCGATAGGGTTGGCAGTGAGTGCAATATTCAACAGCGCTTGAACAGCAGCCCACGCCTTGGTTGCGATCGTGATGGCCAGCATTACCGTCTTGTAAGCTGCCAATCCAGCCACCAGTGGGATGAGGAAATCCTTGAACCGGACGATGAGGTTGACCGCATCGGATAGCCCACTCACAAGTGAAGGCCCCACTGCGGACAGGACATTCCCGAAGGCTGTCCCGATGCTCGACAGAGCGGCCCCGATATTGACCGCAGCTTGGCTCACCGCGGGGTTCTCGAATGCGTCCTGCATCTTGTTGGTAAACCCGGTCAGTCCGTCCCCGATGCTCGACAGAGGGCCTTGAATCTTCTCAAACAGGGTGATTGCCAGCGTTTCCGCCGCGTTCTTCAGTCGTTCGATGACGCCCGGAAGACCTTGGTTCTGGGCGGCAGCAAGCTTGGCCGCTGAACCCTCCTGGTTCATGGCGTCGCGCATTTTGTCAAAGCCGGCAGCGCCATCCTTTGCGGCCACACCAGCCAGGCGTGCGGCATCCGATCCGAACGCGATAGAGGTGTTCATCGCGTACATTTCGGGCGTCATACGCTTGGATGCGGCCTGCAGCTGCCCGAATAGGGCTTCCATGCCGATGAAATTGCCTTGCGCGTCGAAGGCGCTCACGCCCAGCTCTTGCAGCGCTCCTGCGGCTTGGTCACTAGGCGCCGATAGCTTCAAAAGCGCTGATTTCAGCAGAGTTCCGGCATCGCTGCCCTTAATTCCGTTATTGGCAAGCAGTGCGATGCTCGCCGCAGTGTCCTCCAAGGACACTCCCGTTTGGCGTGCGACAGAACCGCCAGCCTGAAGGGCGAAAGCAACGTCGGTTATCTCTGCCGAGGATGCATTTGCGGCGTTCGACAGCACGTCTGCAGCCTTAGCTGCGTAATCGGCCTTGAGTCCAAATGCCTGAAGCGCGTTCGCTTGGATTTCCGCAGCCTGTCCCGCGGTAACTTGGGCGGCAGCGGCCAGCTGCAGGGTGCCCTTGGCGGCGGTGATCGACTCATCCACCGAGAAGCCCGCTTTTGCCAGCTCTGTCATGGCCTGTGCAGCATCAGCTGCGGAGGTGTTCGACAGGGTCATGTCGTTACCGAGGGCCTTGGCGGTATCCCGGAACCTCTGCATGACATCCGTGGAAGCCCCGGTGACACCAGAAAGGGTGTTCATGGTCTTCTCGAAGTCCAGACCCTTGGTGACGATCGCCGAAACACCGCTGGTGGCAAGGCTTGCAGCTTTCGTAATCGCGTTGGCGGCTAAATTGCCCACCGCAGTGCCGGCTGCGACGATTCCCGTGGTACGCAAGGAGTTGGAGAACGAGTCGCCGAACCTACGCCCCGCTAAGCCGCCTTCCCGCCCCGCGGCATCTGAAGAGCCGGAAAGTAGTTGAGTTACTCGGCTACGTATAGGCTTTGGCGCCTTGTTGATCGAAAGTTGGGCCGTCTCGGAGCGCTTCTGGGCGCGCGAGAGCCCGTCGAGCTCTTTCGCGAGGTCGCTCGCTGCGGACTGCTGCTTACGGAGAGCAGAAGCGTGGGCTTCCGATAAGGCGGTGAGCTTTGAACCCTTGGTTCCCGCTTCGCGGGCCTCATTCAGCTTCTCAAGTGCCACCTTGAGCTTGCCCGCGGCGTCAGCTTCCTTGTCGCGGGACTTGGCGACCGTTTCGGAGATCTTCTTGACCTGATCTGCAGCCGTTTTCGCTTCGTCAGCAAGGGCTTTGGCGTAGGCCGAGCCAGTCTTCTTCCCGGCAGTGATTGCCTGCTTCTGTGCATTGTCAAACAGGCTTCCCAGGCTCTTATTGACTCCCCCACCGACCCTGACGGAGAGGGACACATATCCCGATGCGAGTTCAACAGCCATGTGCCACCTCCTAGTTTCCGAACAGGTTTCGCAGTTTCTTATCGCGCCGCTCTTCGCCCGAAAGGCCAAGTAGCTCTTTGACCTTCGAGAGGGGCGCGGCTTTGACTTTCAGGCCAGGGCGTGACTGCTGATTGCCCATATCCGGGCCGATTGGCACAGGACGGTTCCGGTTGCGTTGTCCGTCCTTGGTTTTCGCCCAAACCAGCCAGCGCAGTGCGTTAGCGATAATGGCCAGAAGGCGGGTAGTCATCGTCCAGCCCGCATACTTCGGGTTCCTGGACTTCCATAGCGCACTCGTCTCTTCAGGGTGGTTGACATACACCCACAAATCGCGCCAGTTGAATTCGTCAGACGGGCAATCCCGTAGGCGTAGACCATCTTTGATGAGGTCGTATTCCAGAGCGGTGCCATGCTTCTCGATGAGGTCGAGAAGCGCGACTATTCCCCCACGGTGACCTGGCCGGCCTCCTGCCAGGCGGTGAAGAGGTCTTCCACCTCGGTTAGGGGCAGTTCGTCGAAAACCGCGAGATCGGCTTCCGAGAGGACGCCCCACTCGATGACTTCCCACATCCCCTGTTCCGGGTTCTTGCGGTTACGTCGAATGACACCCGACGGAACAGATCCGAAGGGTTTGAGGTTGATCTTCTTTTCGACGCCTTCGATTTCCACGGTGTGAACGTAGGGTGTCGCGTTTTTTGCAGCCATGAGCGCCCTTTCAATGGGTTTGTGTGCAGCCGTGGCGCTTGGAGAGCGGCGGGGCCGCGCTCGGCTGCAGGGAATTCGGCCCCGCCGCGTCTATTAGGAGCCCGCGATCCGTCCGTCGTCGGTGTACGTAGTGACGTACTCGCCGGTGGACGATTCGAAGACCTTCAGTTCCACCTCGTATTCGATGGTGTCCTTGCTAGCCAAGGTCACATCACCGACGGAGATGACCTGACCGTCGGCCACGCAGTTGCGGTACTTGGCGGACAGCTCCGAGTCGATGGTGTCGAATACCCACGTCTGGTGGGGGAGCTTCTTGCTGGTCTTGCGGACCTTCACCTGAGTGCCGTGAGACCCGTTGGCTGGGGTCACGGTGACGTTCGAAGCTCCGTAGATCGCCTTCAGGACATCGGCATTCAGCGATTCCAGGAGGACGAACTTGAATGAGTGGTTGTACTCAGTCTGCAAGACCTTGACGACACGGCCACCCATGTCTTTCTTCTCATCGGTGGACCGCTCCGAGGTCTCGGTGATGCCGTCCTCGCCGACGTATCCGAGACCGACGAAAGCGCCATCGAGTACTCCGTCGACACTGGTTGGGAGGGTAGTTCCGAGCGGGGCGACAAACGCGGCCCCAGCGGCAGACGGCTCTGCGGCGTATACGTTGCCGACTTCTTCAGCCATGATGTGCCCCTTTCAGGGGAATCGGTGCAGCCGAGCCTTTGAAAGGGTGTATTTAGTTGTAAATTCAGGGATTTGAACGCATTACCACATCGACGGTCATCACGAACCGCCTTGCGCCGCTTTCGATGTCATCCCGACGGGAGGGCTCCCCCGGGATTTCTACGGCGTGCACTCCGCGGCCCTTGCCGGGGAGTTTGAGGATCCATTCACGCGCCTGCTCGATCAGGTTGTAGGCGTCGAGTTCGTCGGCGCCCCACGAGTAGATGAGTAGCCGGCGACGCGTCAGAACTCGGGCTTTAGTGCCCGAATATCCGCTTGGGACCGGAGTCGAATCGATGGTGATCAGCTGCACTGGACGCGTTTTAGGGACGTCAGTGGAAACTCGGACAGCCATGTTTTCGTCCAGCCAGTCCCTGACTACCTGTGCGTGGTAGGCGAACATTAGTCACCACCGGCTAGATGGAAATTTCGAAGCAACGTGTCATGCTTTCGGTCATGCCGTATGGCCTGAGCATTGGCGGCAATGACAGTCACGCGGTAGTCACGCTTTTTCAGTGAATCTTCGCCCTCAATTGACACCATGAAACCACTTTCTATGGCTTCAGTTCCGGTGATCCCAGCTTCCGCGTCGCATGCCTTCGCGACGCGGTCCATGCGCTGCACTCCATCGGTTTCGATGACCTGCTTCACGATCTCTTCGCGAGCTTTCCGATTCAACCGCCACTGTTGGGCCACTATCCGGTCACCCTTTTGAGCTCGACGATGATTCCTGGCTTCCAGCCGTGGAATCCGCCTGTTTCGTCGCGTTCACCCACCACCTCGTAGGTTTTCCCGTTGATCCCGAATCGGGACATCAGATCAACGGTCATGGGCGGCATGGCTAGATCGACTTCTGCGATATCGCGCGAGGTGTGCCCGTCCGTGTCTTCATTACGGTGCGGGGCATACGAGTACGCCTTCAGGTCCACTGTCGACCCGAATGAGGGAACATCGTTCCCCAGGGCATCCTGAGTGACACCCGTGCAGGGGGTGTACGTGACCGGGATTCTGGCCAGTGATTCGAAGGTCACAGGCGGTGGATGATCACGTTAGGGACGGGGTAGCGGTAGCTTCTCGCCTCCGCTAGTTCCTCGTCGGTGAACAGGGACGTATCGGACACCCAGTCGGCAAGACGCTGTCGAAAGTCCACGCCCGCGGTGAGGTCGGTGGACTTCGATTCGGGTGAACCGGGTTCCACTGTGAGGTGGCGCGCGACGATCGCCGCTACCGCATCTATAGCGGCCTGGGGCGGCTCATCTCGGGTGTATTCGACGACAAGGATTTCGCCTGTGGCGACGGGGCACCCGTTGCGGGTGACATCTACGTAGTCGCCCTCGATGACACCCTCGAGCATGTTCCCGCAGAGGTCGGTGACCGTAACAGTGTCCCCAGATGGGGGGTCCGGTAGATGTACCCGGCCCTCCACTGTGAGTGCGCGCACGGTCACCGCCCCTGCGGTTAAGGTTCGTCCGGCCTCCCGCTGAAACCTCCGAGACACCCTCTCCAGCAGGCCCTCGACACGGGCCTGCTGGGAGGCGGTGAGCTCGTCCTCGTCTTCCAGCCCTAGGGCGTGGGCGACGTCAGCGGGAGATGCCAGCACTAGCTGCCGGCCCGGTTGAAGACGAGGACGCCGGGAGCCTTGACGACCTTGCCGCCGTACACATGCAGGCCGCGGATCCGGTCGGCGAACTTGTCCTGTGCGCGCATGCCTTCGACCTCGTCGATCTGAGACACGAATGCTGCGGCACGCTGGTGGAAGAACACGGCCTGTGGCGAGTCGGACTCGGGCAGGTTGTTCGACGTCACCACACGGAAGCCGAGCAGCTTGCCGACGGTGGCGTTGCGCAGACCTGCGGTGTCGCCGGACGAATCAAAGCTGGTGAGCTTCGAATCAGCACCGACCAGCAGGGCCTCGAACTCGGCGTTCACAACCGCGACACGCAGATCGTCGTCGGGAACATTGGCCTTGTTCATCAGCTTGCGGGCATCCTTGACGACGTTGAACGCGCCATCCCCCGTGGTGGGGTTGGATGACCACGGCATGCCGGTGGCGTTGGCCACAAGCAGGTTGGCGATGAACTG